ATTGGGAGTCTGGAATTACCGACCCCTTATTCTGGAAAGTCATGGAGTGTTGGAGGCGCCCAAAAGGGAAAATCGGTGCTTTTAAGTATCAGGCCCGGACTATGAATGCCAGTGGGAGGGATGACACTGCGTTAGCCAATGGATTGCTCAATGGCTTTGCAACTTATCTGTCCTGCTGTGCTGCCTGGTTACAAAAAGACCTCCTTGAGTTGACTGTAGAAGAGGTCCTTTCATGCTATAATGTTATTAAGCTGTCCGTCTGTGGCGATGATTCATTGGGTAGAATACCCTTAGTTGATGACGCCCGTGTGACAGATTTTCGTGCCCGAATGGCCGTTAATATCAGCATGTTTGGATTTGAAGCAAAATTGAATACATCTGTGAAGTTGTATGATGCAGTTTACTTAGGAATGAGGCCTTATCCTACGGAAAAGGGATGGTTTTGGGGGAAGACAATAGGAAGATCCACCTATAAAATGGGGTGGGTCCGATTAGATAAGAAAAGGGATGTCATGGCGCATATAACAGGAGTTGCAGATATGCATGTTCAATGCTCAAGTCATGTCCCGATATTGTCAGACCTAGCAGAGAGAATTGTTGCACTACGCACTGGGGCGAAACGCACTCCCGTCCAATTAGATGAAAATCGACCTTGGGAGTGGACCCAGAAGAGTGGGGTGCAATATGATGCTCTGACATTACAAGCCGTCGCCGAGACCTACACCATGAATAGCACTGCGGGTAACCCGACGCAGATGCAAGAATCACACGTCACTGTCAATGATGTGTTGGACTTAATTGGGGCTATCAAGAGGATCGAAAGATTACCATGTGTGCTGGATCATTGGTTGTGGAAGCATATGGTGGTCTGTGACGACCTCTAGATTTGAATAAAGACCTTTCTGTTTGTTACACCAGGCTATTAGAAAAATTTTGCCATGCAACAAAACACTATTACTTTTGAGAGGGCTAATCCATTGCAGCAAATGGTTGGCCTTTCTCGTGCAATTGCTCTTCCGCATGAGTTTCAACCACAGAGGTTCCCATCCTTCCCAGCTTTGGAGCGAACAGCAGTCTTGGGGTTTAATTCTCCTACAGCTACTATTGTTCCTTCTACTGGGTTACGTGGCCTACTCATGCGTCAGGCATCTTATCCGTTATGGCTTGATTATGCGCCAACAACTCCATGGTCGTATTCAGCGTATTATGCTGCGAATGGGGATGTTGAACGCATTATCGCCGGCGGAGAGATATCATTAAGGAACGGACTTCGACAGTGGGCGATTGGAAATCAGACAAGGAGTTTGACTGTATCAGGTGTGTCAGGTACATCACCACCTCTTACAAATTATCCTGTTGTTGCTTATGATTATTTGACCGGGCCAAATGAATGGTTGTGGGTGCCTGCTGGCGCCACTTTGTGCATA